CCGTTTTCGAAATGGTTTTATCTTCTTTAAACTTCTGAGCAGTAGCAAGACCGCGTTTAAGAGTAGAAGAAGCACCACCTTTGCCTGACTGATAGTACGGAACCATCAATTGAATGTCAGGCATACGTGCGTAAATGTTGTAAGTCGCTGCAATAGTATCTGCATTGACCGCATTCTGAATCGGAGAAATACACCAAAGACAAAGTCGCCAAATTCCAGCATCAGTACCTGGCAGGCTCAGCCCCAGGCCATTGTTGTAGTAAGGCAGCTTCAAAACCACACTGTTACCGGTGGTTATGTCGATGAAGCCATGAATTCCCTGAGTCGCAGTCCACGGATTGTCAGCAGTAGCACTGTTGCAACAATCACCAGCAGGCGAAAAATTGTAATTTGGAATCGCTTGGACAAGATAAAGGCCATACGCATTTGAAGGTGGAGTGACGGTGATAAGTACTTCAACGTCACCCTCCCAGTAGCGATAATTGGCTGTTTTGTCCATAACTGGAGTTGTGTTAAGGTACTTGTTGATTGGATAGTAAGCACTCCCGAGTAAATCGGAGAACGAAGTACCAGTCGTTTGCAACAAGCCCGTTGTAAGGAGCTGCCACCTCGTAAAGAAAGCAGAAATGTTGGAAGTCTTACCCGTTCCGGTAATTTCCATCGTGTTAGCCTGTCCAGCAGATTCGCCGGTACGAGCAGTAACAATCTGCCCAAGTTCAGAGGACACCTGTAAGTCCGTCTCATGGGACGGCTCAACTGTTGAGTTGGAAGCTTGCATTTTTAGGACTGCAGTCCGGTAGTTGTTAAGGGGGATACCAGCCCCCCCAGTGACGCTTACGCGCCGGAATGCTTTGCCAAAAGAGCCAACAAAGTTGGTTCCTCGGCCCAAGGGAATGTGCCCTTCACGAAAGCTTGTTCTAGCTCATCGTAAGAAAGGGGAAGGTACATGGAACTCACGCGACATTGCGCTACGTCCACTGCCTTCTCCAAGAGCGGTACCCAAGAATTGAATGTCTCTTCACCATGATAGTAAAGTTCCCTCCTTGCGTTTGAAATGAGCACGGCCATATGATCAATGGTCGAAAGACTCGGTGATTTTACGCAAAAGGAGAGCATCTTCACAATACTTTCAAGGATAAGTGGAGCTTTCCACCGCTGTAATTTAGTATCAAACCAAAACGTGCGTTTCAGGAAGTTGATGTCAGTAATCTTCTTCCATTTCACGTTTATAGCTTTAGACTTGTCAGCGGCAGTATAGCTCATTCCAACCCTAGAGGTGATCTGTTCG